TGGTGATGGGCGCCGGACCAAGGGGGCGCCGATCGAGCCCCGCACCAGGGCACAGCGCACCGGGCATCCGGATACACCAGGAGCGAGCACGCCGCGCCCCAAGGACGCACCGGCCAGACCAAGCGCACCAGGTGCCAGCGCCAAACCGGCTTCACCGGCCACGCCCGATACCAAGGGCAGCACAAAGCCCGGTACCAATCCGGCTGCAACCAAGGCCGAGCCAGGTGTCAAAACCCGGTCCGCCGGCAGTGCGATCGCCCGCGGCGCAAAAGGCGTATTGAGCAAGATCCCATTGATTGGGGCGCTTGTGGGAGCGGGCCTGTTTGCCAGCGCGGCCATGGCCAAGGATGACCCCACCGCGACACCCGAGCAGCGCCAGGCCGACAAGACCGAGCGCTACGGCTCCATGGGCGGTATTGCCGGTGGAATGCTGGGCGGTGTCCTGGGCATGTTCGGCGGACCCGCTGGCGCCATTGCAGGCGGCATGCTGGGTGACCAGTTGGGTACCGCCGTAGGGGAATGGCTCAGCACGGTCGATATGGCCGGCATGATGGACGGCATCACCAGCGCCTGGCAGACCGTTGCCGACGGCGCGGACAAGATGGCCGCCGATGCATTCGGCACGATGAAAGACGGTTGGAATACCCTGGTGACCGTCGGTACCGGCGAATTTACGTCCATGACGGACTGGGCCAAGGACACTTGGAAGCGCGCCACAGAACAGGTCATGGCGTTTAAAGACTCCGTAGAAGACTCGGTGCACTCGGCCAGGGACTACGTGGACGGTAAAGTCTCCTCGATCAGGGACGCCGGCCAAAACGCCCTGCATACCGTCACCGGTGGGCGCTACGCAGGCGGCTCCAACGCCCGCAAAGACGAACTGATTAAGGCCATGGACGCCGGCGGCATTACCGATCCGAAGTCGAAGGCCGCATTGATGGCCAACGTCGACCACGAAAGCGGCGGGTTCAAAAGCACTGAGGAGAACCTGAACTACAGCGCTGAGCGCCTGCAGCAGGTGTTCCCCAAGTACTACAAGGACGCCGCAAGCGCCCGCGCCGATGCCGGCAACCCCGAGGCGATCGCCAACAAGGTCTATGGCGGGCGTATGGGCAACGTCGAGCCAGGGGACGGGTACAAGTTCCGGGGCCGTGGCGACATTCAGCTCACCGGGCGCGACCAGTACGAAAAGATGGGCCAGAAACTGGGCATCGACCTGGTGAACAATCCGGACCTGGCCAGCGATCCGCAATACCGCTCAAAGATCGCCGTACAGCACTGGAAAGACTCCGGCGCCAACATTGCCGCGGCCCGGGGCGATATCGCCGGCGCCCGCGTGAAAACCAACGGCGGCACCAACGGCATGGCCGACGTGAGTGCCAAGTACGACCAGTACCTGGCCCAGGCGCAAGCTGGCGACCTTACACCCACCCGCCGGGCTGATCAGGTGCAAGTGGCGGCGCCAGCGGCGGCAACAGGCGCGATCGCCAGCACCATCGCCACACTCAAAGGCGTCGGCAAAGACGGCGCGGCATCGAATTCGGTACCGGGAGCCCCGAGCGTTTCCGGGACACCTGGCATGGCGGGCGCACCTGGTGGAACCGCTGCAGGTGTTCCGCAAGTTGCGGGGATTGCAGGTCGCGCGGCGGCCGCGTTGAAGCCCCAGCCGCTAGGGATGATCCCAATTCCTAACATGGCCATGCCGCCGGTAACGGTTGCAGCGCCAGCCCTCACCAGCCCGGTCGCCCCGGTCGCGTTGAAGATGGCCAGCGTCGAGCCGATCGCCTTGCCGGCGCCGAAAATGCCGAGCTATGCGCCGCCGGCGGCCGATGCCAGCCTGGTGAAGCTGCCCAGCACCCCGCAAGTCACCAAGCCACTGATGGGCGCAGGCAACAACAAGGCAGCGCCACCGCCGGCGGCGCCGATGATCCTCAACCAGGACATGGAGGACAGGCGTATTGCACACGCCGCCACCGGTGGCCTGGGTGGTTCCAGCATGGGCCGCATGTAACGCCAAAACTACGGAAACCGCCGCCTAAACCGGCGGTTTTTGTTTGTCATGATTCCGCTCAATAGACCGTAACCGGTGCCCTATGGCCAACGATGCTTACAACGTGGATTTGCTGTTTCGAATGGTCGCCCATTGGATCGGTACCAAGCCCTTTACCTATCTGGGATCGACCTATGGCGCGCCGACGGAGGAGCTGCTGCAAAAGCCGCTCAGTTCTCCGATCGCTGATGCCTTCCTGGCCAAGATGCGCGACGACATTCCGGTGTTGGCGGCGCTCCCAGCGGGCGTGATCAGCATGTACGCCGAGAACGATGGCATCGATCGGCAAAACATTTACATCGACATTGACGGCTCCGCGGTGAGCCTGAGCGATCTGGGAGAGGTAAGACGTGGCAGTTACTAAAGACGAGTTTTTGCAGGATGCGGTAAACGACATTGCCAGCTATCCGACCATTTCTGCCCGGTACCAGATTGGCGACCCGATGATTATGCAGGGGCTGGCGTCGATGGCGTCGATGCTGGCGCACTTGAGCCAGCAAGTCGACGTGACCGGCGCCGAAGCCTTCACCAAGGCCCGGGACGTGACGGTACGCGCTGACGCCGCGGTAAAGGGCATCTTGCCGTTCGGTACGCCCTCGATCGCCCGTATCAAAGTCACCAACGGCACCAACCAAACCATGCGCATCATCGCCGGGCGCAGCCTGATGGATGCACAGGGGCGTTATTGGGTGGTCACCGGGGGCGCGACCATCCTGGGTGGTGAAGTCGGCTACATGAGCGCCAAGCAGATCCGGGCGCGGACCTTCACCCACGCGGTGAACGCCAACCGTGCGTTTTACACGATCGAGGTGACCAATCCCGATATTGGTTGCATCACTGATATCCGGGTGGACGGCTTCGAGCGCACCAACGACTTCGCCAACATCATGCCCGGCGATAAGGTCTACAACATCAAGTCAGACGAATACAGCGCGCTCAGCGTTCAGTTCGGAGTGTCTACGCTGGCCGGGTACCAGCCGGCGGTGGGCGAGACGCTGACAATCATTGTCGAGGACACCGAAGGCACCCTGGCGCTCAGCGTAGGCATGACGTTCGCCTTTGAATACAACGAGCTGACCACCAGCAGCATCGAATCGCAAATGATCCTGGAGCTGGCTGAGGTGACCCAGCAAGGCGCCGACCCTATGGATATCGCCACCATGCGCGAGGTGTGTTCCTACCCGGCCATCTACGACGAAAGCGCGGTGTTCGGTTCTAACTTCGACTTTGTGATTCGTAAAAAGATTGTGCCCCTGACGTTCCTCAGTACCTGGAACGAGCGCCGTGAGGAGCAAGTGCGAGGGCCAGACGTGCGCAACATGAACACGATTTTCGTGGCCGCGCTCAAGGACGGCACGGCGCAAGAGGAGTTGCACAGCCAGATTGCCCAGATCGTCTATCGAGCCGACACCAGCTACCGCTACCAGTCCGTGCCGGTAGAGGAAAAGGTGGTGGGCGTGACCCTCACCATGTCGATTACCTCGATCTACGACGGCGAGGAGGTCAAAGAGGAGGTGCGCACCCTGATGCTGGACAAGTACGGGCGTGGCTCCGCGTGGGCCAAGCGTGGCGAATCAAAAATGCTGGAAAAGGACATTTACAAGCTGCTGACCGACAACGTGGCCGCGTTATCGCCGCGCCTGGGTAACCTGGTGATCAGCAACAACACCGCCGGCGCCGCCGAAAAGCCCGAACAGTTCCGCTACATCACCGCCGCAAGCCTTGTGCTGGTCACGGTAGAGGCTGACTGATGAAACTCACGCCCCTTGTTCGAAGCACTGAGTTCGATGAAGTAGAAGCCGAGTTCAAAAAGCTGTTTCTGCGCCTGTATCAGCAACGTGTGGCCCCCAGCGTGAACGCCATCAACCTTTACGGCATGCCGCACTTGGGCGAAACCAAGCTGCTGGAACGTGAAATTTCCAAGGATGGCTTGGCGGTCCTGCGCACCACCACCGTGGAGCAGATCCGCCACCTGTTTCATGCCTGGCGTTACAACAACCCCCAGCGCGGTACCGCGTTCCTGGAGGCGTACCTCAACGCGCTGTTTGGTCCGGTCTATACCGTCTCGCAGCTTTGGTGCCCGATCGCTGGCACCTACCCGGATGACGCCATGAGCAAGCAGGAAATCGAAGACCAGGGCGGTAACCTGGCCAACTACTTCCTAACCAGCCGGCTGCGCGTGGACATTGAGACGCAAATAGTCCCCGAACGCATCCTGCGCGCGTCCCTGACGGCCGTAGCGGCGCGTTTTGTGTTGGAGTTGCGCACGGCCAAGGCGGTGAGTTTCGGCTACCGGATCAAGGCGCCGGCGCGGATGGTAATCACCTGCCGGGCTGATGGTTCTTCGGTGCGATAAGGGCGCAAAGTGCCCAAAAAACAGGCGGTTGGCGGCCCGTAGCATTCCCCCATTAAGAACCTGGGGGTTATATGTACAATCCGTTGATTATCGACCCAACGATGACGTTGGGAGGCAAACAAGCCGCCTTTGCCGCCAGCACCAGCGGCATGTCGCTGAAGCTGACCCATGTATCGTTCGGCAAGGGCCGATATGATCCAACGGGCACCGAAACCGCGCTCAAAACGCCGGTAGGCAGCAAAATCAGCCTGGCCGGCGGTACCCGCCCAACCCAATACCAAATCCGCTTGCTGGCGGCCTGGCGTGAGGATCTGGGTGGCGAAACCCCGGTGACTGAAATCGGCTATTGGGCCGGTAACGTGCTGGCGTTTGTCTGGTCTGAGCTCAACGCCTCGCCTGCTTTCACCAAAACCGACGGCGTGCCCGCGGTGCTGTTTTCTGATATCGCGTTCGACTCGGTGCCCGCCGGTAGCATCGACCTCACCATTGATCCAACTGAGTCGGTCGCCCTGGCCGCTATCTCCGCGCACGAAGGCGCCTCGAACGCTCACCCCCAGTACGTAGCCCACGCGCTATTCCCGGACGCCCAGGCGGACATGTGGATGACCGTGACTGGCTCCGCAAACGCCATCACGCTGAAAACGCCCCTCGACGTTCTGACCCCGGCCTACAAAACCGGCCAGGCCTTCCGCTTCAAGGCGGCCTATGCCAACACTGGCGCGGTTACCGCCAACGTGAACAGTCTGGGCTCCAAAGCCGTGGTCAAAAGCGGCGGCAACGCCCTTACGCCTGGCGATCTGCGTGTGGGCGCGATCTATGACCTGATCTATGACGGCACACGCTTCCAGCTCGCCGGCGGCGTGGGTGGCGGTCAGTTCTATATCGAATACCCGTTCCTGGCCACCGCCAACCAGACGGTTTTCAACGGCGCGTACACGCCTGGCAGTGAGTTTGTATTTGTCGCCGGCGCCAAGCTGGCCAAGACCGAATACACCGCCACCGATGGCGCGAAAATCACCCTGAAAACTGGGGTTGCGGCCGGCACCCAGGTCACCCTGGTATCGCTCAGCACCTTCGCGGTGGCCGATACCTACAGCAAGGGCGAGTACGATTCGTTCGCCGCCACGGCGCTGCAGGCGAAGGACAAAGCCAGCACCGTCATCAACCGTTGGATGAGCCCCCAGCGCACCCATGAAGCGATCATGGCGCGTACCCAGGCCACTCCTTACGACACTACGGCCGATGCATTGCTGGTCCCGGGTTCGTTCGGCGCCGGTGCGCTCATTCTGGACGCCGTGGCCAGCCTCAACACAATCACCGCGGGTGGCACCTATGGCTGGGGCACGACCTCGACCGGCGCCCCGGTGGCCGACTATGGCGAAGTGCTGCACATGCCAGGCGACACCACCGCCTACGCCACCCAGCTCATCACCAGCCATTACTCCAACCGCCTGTGGCTGCGCCGCAAAACCGGTGGCACCTGGCAGGCGCCGGTAGAGATTTACCATAGCGGCAACCAGTTGGCGCTGGGCACCACCGCCGCAACCGGCCGATCGGCGCTGCAACTGGGCGCCGCTGCATTGCTGGCCAAGTCTGACGCGCTGTACAACGCCCTGACAGGTTCCACAACCGAAGCCGCGACCACCGCGCAACTGGTAGGCCTGCGCGATCGCATCACCCCGATTGCCAACGGCGGTACCGGTGCCGGGAGCGCGCCAGAAGCGCTATCGAACCTCGGAGGCCAGCCGCTGAGCGCTTTGCTGAGCGCTTACGCGGCCAACGGCGGGCATGGCTTGGGTACTACGGTGCTTTCGCAGTTGGCGGACTTCAACACCGTCACCACGACGGGCATCTATCGCTACACGAACACCACGCTCAACTCCCCGATGCCTACCCAGTCGGGCACGATGCTGCATATGTCATATGCCTCGACGTATATGGTCCAGATCTGCTTCCACTTGGGCCAGACCAGCACCTACAACAACCAGATTTACATGCGTTCGATGAACGTCGGTATTTGGGGGCCATGGACGCAGCAAGCACGGCTGGATTCGCCTGATTTCACGGGCGTGCCGCTGGCGCCAACTGCCGCGCTGAACAGCACCACCCGACAGATTGCGAACATGGAAGCGCTGTTGGCGGCCATCAATGCCACCGGTTTCGGCCGGTACTCGATGCCATTGGCTGCCGTGAGCATCGATTCCCTTGATTCGAACGGCTCCTACTTCACCGCTACCACCACAACAGGCACCTTCCCTGACGGCTATTCG